AAGAATTTGATAATAGATTGAAAGAATTTAATAATACATTAAAAGAATTTGATAATACATTAAAAATAGATAGTAAAATTGTAGATAGTTTATCTAATATGATTAAATATCAAAATTATCAATTACTAAATTTAATAAAACAAAATAAAGATTAAGTAAAACTAACAAAAAAAGGATTTAAAGAATTATCAAAAATATTTTATATTATGGACTTAAAAAAAACAAAAACATCATTTAAATTATCAAATAGACAAGAACTTATACTTGATAAACTTAAACTTTTTTATACACCTTCTATCATGGATATATTATTACCTATTATTAATGGTGAAACGAAATTATCACTACGTATAATTGATTGGTTTGTTACTAATTACACTAAAAAAAATAATATTATTTTATATAATAAAAAAAAAAAATTACTATCCAAGAAAAGTCCTAAAAATAAATTAGAACAAAAAACAAAAAAATCTAAATATGAATATGTAGACGATCAATTTAATATTTATTTAAATTATAAAAGTCAATTAAAAGCTTACAGTAAAAAAAATTTTGATCCATTTTGTAGACGTGAACGTATTAATTTTTTTTATAATACTGATAAGTGTATAACAACAACTGTAGGACAATTAAATTTTTTTAAATGGGCTATAGATAATAATATTTTAGACTATATTAATGAACATTTAGAAAAGATAGATTCAGATATGAATATAAATATAAAAAGACATGATGAAAAAAATAAAAAAAGTAAGAAAACATCTATATCTAGTAAAAAGTCTAAACTATTTAATGATGATATTTTATTAAAATCTATAGATTTGGATAAAGAAGAAAATAAAATAGGCACTAAATCAAGAAGAAAACGCAGAGAATTATCTTGTTCGGCAAATAATAGTTTAAATAAACACAAATTTTCTATTACATTAGAATTTGAGTAAGGAAATCAATACGGTCAACAAAATTGAATATTCTTTTCTTTTTATAAGAAGAATATAAAATGAATAATCCACTTATTCTTCTCGCACTTATCAATACAATTCACGATATTGAAACAAGTACCAAACAGCACATCCTAGAATCTAATTATAATAAAAAAAACATGAATGAATATTATACTAAACCAAATTATCATTACTCAATTAAAAAAAAAAATATTAGACATATTAATCAACCTAGAAATAGAGGAACAAATCATATGAAACCTATTAGACAACCTAAAAATATTACTTATTAGACATATCATAATTTAAATTTAATTTTTTTAATTATTTTTTCATTACTATGATCATAGGTTTTATGTGCTTCAGTTTCCCATTTATTATAACATCCATCTAAATATCCTTTTGGAGAATTAGGTCCTTTTACCTTTAATGATTTAATTTTGTATGTTTTAAGTGGATAAAGACTGTCTTTGGTATGATGACATTTATCCCAATTATTTTTATTATAATGTGTTCTATTATTTCTAATATTTACAAATAATATATCTAAAAAGGGAAAATTATATGGTTGATATAATTTATGTTTAGATTTAGATTTTTTGTATGTTTTTGATGCTTTTTTAGATATATTAGCTCTACCTTTTACATTTGGATTTTTTTTTTTAAATTTTCTAATATGTTCTATCCATGGATTAGCAGCTATTTTTTTACCATCATTAAAAAAAAGTTTGTATCCAAAATCATTTTTGATATAACCTATATTTTGTTTTTCTAATAATTTAAACATTTTCTTTAATTTTGATTCATTACTTGTTGTTTTTAAAACCATAATATCTAAATCATCATCCCAAGGTATTAAATCCTTATGTCTAACCGCACCTAATAATGTTCCACCATCAATACTATAATCTAATTTAATTTTATTAGCATTTGTATTAAAAATATTAAGTAAAAAAAATAATTTTTTAATTACACTATCATTTTCCATTAATATATGTTCAGAAAAATAATTTATTGTATATATTTTTTAATCATTTCTAATTTGTTCCTTTGAATTTTAAGAATTTTTTTTTCGATACTGTAGTCAGATATATTACCTATAATATAGCGTTTAACATATACATTACTTTTTTGTCCTATACGATATGCTCTAGCAATTGCCTGTTGTTCTAATGTAGGATTCCATTGGGGTCCAGTAAATACAATATTGTTATAATGTTGTAAATTAAGTCCTGTTCCACCAGCATTTATTTGAATAATAAGTACATCTAATTCCTTATTATTAATTATTTCTTTTTTTTTTATAGATGGTATACTTCCATCAATATAGTCAATATTAACATTATGTTTTAATCTTTTAAATAAATATTTGATTTCTTTTCTAAAATAAGAGAATATAATTGTTTTATTAGATATTTTTGGTTGAGAAATAATGTCCCTAATTATTGTATTTAATTTTGCTAATTTTAATCTACTATTATCATCTTTTATAGAATATTTTTTTTTAATAGATTTTAAAGTTTGACTTGGAATAATACATGCCTGTTTTAATCGTAATATTTTTTCCAAATGAAACATATAATCATTATTTTCAATTAAATTCATAAATTTAGAATTGTATGATCCAATAAATTTAATAGATTGTATTAAGTCTGGTAGTTTAAAATCAATATCTTTAATAGTTCTTCTTAGCATAAATTTACGAATGAACACTTCTAAATTCCCTTTTTTTCTTAAGAATTGAAACATAGTATGTAGGTCTTTCAAATAATTTTGTATAGGTGTTCCAGTTATACTCCATCGTATTTTACTTTTGATACTATCTAATTTTTTAAATGTTTTAGATTTTTTATTTCTAAAATAATGTGCTTCATCACAAATTAGTCTATCATATTTTAATGAACTTAAATTATTAGGTCTAATCAATTTATTGTAAGATATAATCAATACATTTTGTTTAGACATATTAATATTATCTATATCGGGATTAACTATAAAGGAAGGAGCAAATTTAAGTATTTCGGATTTCCATTGTGTTATAAGTGACGCAGGACATACTATTAAGTTTAATGATAAGGGATTGGCAATCATCATTGATATAATTTGTATAGTTTTACCTAATCCCATTTCATCAGCCAATAATCCGCCATTATATCTTTTTTCAGTTTTTAACAACCATCTAACACCATTTTTTTGATGATCATATAACTTGTAACCTCCATTACTAAGTTCTTTATTGATATTGAATAGATCAAGATTAAATTTCATAGTGGGATTAATAAAAAAATTAATATTATTTAACAATCAATTTTATATATTTACTCTAAAGAAACACAACCATCTACACATTTACCTACATATTCTGATGTATCAATATCATATAATTCACCACTATTACTCTTATAATACTTTTTTCCATCTATAACACATTCTTCTACTTCTAGTCCTTCTTCATCGTCACTATCAATATCATCATTTTTAATTTCATTTTCAGAATCATTATCCATATTATCCATATTTTCAGTATTAGATTCATCATCAGAATCTTCTAAATTAGATTTTGGTCTTCCTCTTTTAGACTTAATAGGATTAACAAAATCTTTTTTTGTCCAAGATGCGATTGATGAAGCACATGTAGTCATTTTACCTATTTTAACAGAGAACCCTCGCTTTGTTTGTGTAATTCCAAAACATTGTGTTCCTAGACTTATTGCTTTTTCTACAGCTTCATCAAATGTTTTAAACTGTTTAATAGTTTTACCATCACTATCTTTAATTGTTTTATCAATATTCATATTATAATGAGGTCCACTCCAGTCATCTGGAATTTTAAACTCATTACAAGAATCAATAGGAACATAAGATTCTTTAAGAATTTCATATTTTTCTTTTGCTTCTTTAAACATTTCATCATATGGAAATTTTTCTTCAATACTCATGCTTTTCCATAAAAGTCCTGCCTTTGCTGTAACTAAAGCAACTATTCGAGGTTTACCATCTTCAGTTGGAATTTTCATTTCTTTAGATTCATAATATTTACATTTAGATTCTAGAGTCCAATCAGTAACATCATTGTAATCTCCAAAATATTCTGTTTTGATAGTATCTCTATTTTTATTTAACCAAATCATATATGCTGATGTTGGTCTTTTAGGAGCATTTGGATCTTTTTTATATTTCTTTTTTTTTTTAGAACCGTTGTTAGTTTTTCTAATATCATTCAACGCATTTAAAAATGTATCCTTTTGATTATCTAGAATAACAATATTACCAGAATCATCAGAAAATTGTTGAATAAATTGAATGAGTGTAGTCATTTTATAAATAAAAAAAGGAATAAATTTAAAATCAATTTTTATGATCTGTTATTGTGACGTTCTAAATTCCTAACAGTTTACTCATCATCAATCATATCTCCCCAAGAAACTTTACTATTACTAGAAGCACAGATATTTTGTAATTCTGGGAATTTATTATCATATTCATTATTTTGGTTTAAATCTTCATCTATAGCAAGCACATCAAATGGATTACTAGGTTTTTTTTTAATTTTTATATGTTTAATCATACTATTTGTTTGTTCTGAATCAAATGTGTTAAATTTTTGTCTAAACGCTCTTTGTCTATCTTGTTTTCGTCTACGATATTCGTTATACTCTAAAATTGCTATATCTACAATTTCATTTAATCTCTTTATTACATTTCTAATATCTTTATTATAACCTGAGATTTCTACTTTGTGATAACCACCTTGTCTTTTTTCTTTCAGATTAGGATCTCTTTCTCCACGCATAACTTTAATAAAAACATTATATTCTTCCATTAGTCTATCTTTATTAATTTTAATAGCACCAATATGATTAGCGTGAATATCAACAGATTCAGTAAGAACCATGATTTATACCTATCTTTAAGTATCAAGAAAACTTTTCAATTTTATCTGTTTTAAAGACAACTTATAACACTTATATAAATGTTAGATAAGTTAGAAACTATAGATACTATAAGTTCTATTAATAAACCGAATACTCTAAATATTGATTCTATTGATTCTATTGATACTATTAATCTAACTAAAAAGAAAAAAAGGAAATCAAAAAAAAAACGCGATATATGTAGACCTGTATTATTTATATCTGATTCTTCAAATTCTGATACAGAATAACAAATTTGATTTGATTTATTAAATAATATTTAATTAATAAATGACTGCTCAACATATTCATAAAGTATTAGTTTCTTTAAACACTGTTTGTAAAACCCACGCTAATAGGAATATTGGTATGTGGGCACCTAAAGTAAATTTAGAAGAACAAGATATAAAAATAATGAATAAAGAAATTACTAAACTAATAAATTATTTAAAACACCCACAATATAGTTATCTAAATAAATAAGATGCCTTTTTAGAATTACTAAGTTTAAATTTTTTTTTTTTATATTTATTTTGTTTACTATTATAAAATTCACGTTTATGTAAATTAACATAAATATTATAATAATTATCAAATATTGCACTTGATCCGATAATGCTTGGAGTAATATCTATTTTCATATCTATACAATATGTTTGTTTTCTTATATATGTATACCAAGATCCTTCATTTGATTGCTTCCATTTATAAATAGATAATGCTTCATCTATAGTATCTATAAAATCATTCAATCTATTATCTACTTCTTCTTCTTCTTCTTTTGATAATGTATTGCGATTTATATTTATAAAATAATAATCCATTGGATCTTCTTGTTCATTATCATTATTTATTGTAGGAGTTTCAGAAATAGGATTACGACATAATGGACAATCATCATGTTGTGTAATCCATTGCATAATACATTTATTACAAAAGGTGTGAGAACATTTAGAATCGAATGGATCTTTTGTAGTCTCAAGACAAATACAGCAATGAGACATTGCTAATGATTAAATAAAAAAATAGATAAATAATGGATTCAATTTTATATTATTTATCTATTTTATTTAAATGTTTCTAGCATAGTCATAACTATCAAAATTATCATCAATCTCATTATCATGATCATATAATTCAAGATTAGGTGGTTCATTGAACATTTCATCGTCAAACGCATTTGTATATTCAAATGATTCGATTGGTTCCATTGTATATTCATCTAGATATGTATCATGAATAATATACATATCATCTTCATAACTAGGTTGAAATATATTAGTGTTAACTGATTCATTAAAGTTATTAGATAACCAATTGTTATAAAGTGTAGACATATCTTGTGTTATTTCTAAGTGTGTGTAACTAATCATTTTATTTGTGCTTAAGATTTAACAATAAATTTTGATTCAATTTTATGTTTATATTTAAGATAATGAGGGTGTGGAGGCTCATCACTAAATATACCATGTGTTAAACCTAATGACGATTTAAATTGTTTATAATGCGTTAAACAAAATCTGTCTATTGATTTATGTCTAGAGCATTGATACCCATATGTCCATTTTTTTGTTATAGGATTATAAGATACTGATTTTTCACCACCCCAACATCTGGCTATACATCTATATTTTAATTCAGGAATTTTATTTTTATTTTTTTTTTTTAAATTAATTCTTTTTTTTATTGTTTTCACAGATTTTTTTTCTATGCTTATATTAGGAATATATCTATCATATAAAAATTCTAAACTATATTTAGAATTATAATTATTATTTAATGATTTAATCATATTTTTAATATCTTCAATAATTATGTCATTCATAATTATTAAATAAAAAAGAAAGTATAAATAAATCAATTTTTAATTCAAATTAAAATCAATTGTAAATGCATCAATTTTTTTCCCTACAGGTTCATTTGTGTGAAAACTATATACAGTATTTGTATATGGATCAATCATATATTTTGTATTAGTAGCTTCATGTTTCCACTCTTCTAATT